GCAGGAAACAGATAAGGTATTTAAATCTACACCTTCTGGACCACCTAAAATTATGCAAGAAGCAGATAGAGCATTTATTCCTNAANGACGACCAGGCCCTGCTAATGTTANACCTGAGTTCGATGTTCCTCGAGCANCGAGAACTAAACCAGGTCCAGCACAAGTTACACCTGAAGACGACACTTTTAAAATGGCAGCAGAGATATTTAATGAAGGCCCAGGAACTCCTGGATATTCTAGTCTTTCACGAGGACAAATGACTGCTTCAGAATTTGCAAAAGCTTTCGAAGCTCTAAAAAAGAAAAAATTTAAACACGGAGGAGCTGCACGTAGGTACATGAGATACTAAGATTTTATGAAGAGGCATAGATATCAAACAAAAGGAACTGTCCCACCTGTAAAATACATATCAGATCCAGAAGAGTTTAAAGTAAGAGAGCAAGCTTACAATGATAGTTTAAATCTTTATGAATACCATAAGCAGCGTTACCGTGATATAGCAAGAAGTAATAATGCCGATCCTTCAAAGTATCCTTATGATCTTATTTTAAAAGAGAATGAAAAATTTAATACCAAAGGAGGGGCTTATAAAATGTTTGACACTGGAGAATCTCTTTATATAGCTAGTCCTGAATACGTTAGTGCGCAAAGAAGTAAAGGTTACGTTGATGATTTTGTTTTTGAGGACCCTAAATACATAAAAGAGAGTAAAATAAAACCTTTAGGTTTAACTATGCAATCGTTTAAGGACTATAATTATCTTTTTAAAAAACCAACACAGCCAGTAGCTCAATCTACTTTAGAACCATCTGTAATAAAACCTACAATTACGAAAGTTGTAAAAGATTCTGAGGGTAATATTATCTCTACTAAAGAAGGAATATCTCAAGAAGAAGCAGGAAAAAGATTTAATCCTAGAACACAGTCTTGGGAGAAATTGCGTTACGGAGGAGAAATACCTAAATATCAAAATGGTGGAACAGTTAAATACCAAATAAAAGGAACTGTAGAGGGCAGAGCTAGAGATAGATTTAAAAACGGTGGAGAAACAGATCCTCCTGTAAAATACATATCAGATCCTTCTGAGTTTGCAGTAAGAAACCAAGCTTATAATGATAGCTTAACTGCTTATCTTGAAAGTGTAGCTACGTTTGAGGATTTGGGGCCTCTTCAAATTCCCATGTCTTCAGGAACAATTCCGAGGTTTGAAGATATTCCTAGCCATGCTAGTACTAATCCTCACAGAATATATCCTGAGATTTATATTCCAGGGCAAGGAGCTTACGATGTATATACTGGAGACAAGGCTAAAACCGAAGGTTATAGTAGACATTTTCCTTCCGGAAATGTCATTGCCCCTCAAGTATCTTTAAGTGGAGGAGCCAGTGGTAATACTGCTGGTTCAGGCGCTTCTATGGGACATGACTTTTATCCAAAGCCTAAGCAACCTGTAGCGTTTAGAAAAAAACCTGCGTTCTCTCCAAATAGAATATCCCCTAGAGGGTCAGATGACTTAGCAGGTTATTTTAGAGGTGGTCCTGGTCTTAAAGGTGCAGAACTTGAAACTGTCACCACTAAACTACAACCTATACAAAGTAATTGGAGACCTAAAAGTGTAGGTTATACTTCTAATACTGCTGCCGGATATCCTATGATACAAAGAGGTAGAGGCACAGGTAGAGTACCTAAAGGCGCATACTGGAGGCCTGGTAGAGGGTATGAATATACAAATGATTAAATTACCTATATTTGTAACAATCAGTAGATCAGTTAGTTACTAATATATCCTTTTTAAACATGGAATTTAAACTCCCTCCTAGTGGATTCAAAAGATTATTTTATGATATAGAAACGAGCTTTGAAGTAGGTAAATTTTGGAGACCTTCTTGGAAAGCTGTAATAAGGCATTCAGACGTTCTTATAGAGTCAGCTATAATATGCATCTCTTACAAATGGGAAGGACAGAAGAAGACATATAGTTTACCGTGGGATGAAGGATGTGATAAAGCTCTCCTTTCAGAATTTATGGAAGTAGCTTTACAAGCTGACGAAGTAGTAGCCCACAATGGAGATAACTTTGATGAAAAGATTATAAGGACTAGATGTTTGTACCACAACATACCCTGTCCGCCACGATTTAAAAGTTTGGATACTTTAAAGAAAGCAAGGTCTCATTTTAAAATGGACTCTAACGCATTAGAATTTATAGCCAAACGTTTAACCGGGGAAGGTAAGACCCCTATGGAGTACGAAGATTGGAATCTTATATGCCTACCATTAATCCCAAAACATTTAGGTTATAAAGTAGATTTACCTAAAAGCTATTACAAAGCTTTAAAGAAAATGGTGAAATATTGTGAAGTAGATGTACAAAAACTAGAAGAGGTCTTTCACTATATTCAACCTTATATTTCACCTAACACAAATGTATCTGTAGTACTTGGGGGTGAGAAATACGAATGCCCTAAGTGTGGGTCCTCAGAAGCAGGTCATGCTAAAACAAGAGTTACAGCTACAGGTATAAAAAAGGCTCAGATGAGATGTAGAACTTGTAACTCGTATTATACAATCTCTAATAAAGCTTATATGGATCAACTAGCAGATCAAATGGCTGAAAGAGCAAGAAATGCATAGTAAATGCTATAATATTAATATCACCTTTAAAATTTAAAAGATATAGGTATAAAAGAATATCCCTATTAATTTTGTAATAATGGAAAATAACCAAGATCAAATACAACCTATAGATATCGAGTTTGACGATATACTAACCCCACAGCCGGTAAGGGAAGAACCAGCTAAGGAGGAAGTTGTAGAAAAAAAAGAAGAACCCGTTGCAGAAATTCAACCTGCAGATATTGAAGAAGAAGTTGAAGAAAAAGTTGAAGAAAAAGATAATCCTTTATCTGTAGTAGAAGATACTCCAGAGCCTGTAAGTGAAGAACCTGCAGATACAGAAGAGTCTACTGTAGTAGGAGAGATTATAGAGAAGTTTGGATATGAGATTGAAGAGGAGTTTGAAGACACCACTGAAGGACTTACCAAACTAACTCAAGTAATATCTGAAAGACTTGCTGTAGAAACTTTAGATAATCTGTTTGAGAAGTTTCCTACAGTTCAAAAGCATTTAGAGTATATGCAGCAAGGAGGAGACCCTAGTGATTTTATGAGGGCTTTTACTCCGGAAGTAGATTACTCTAGAGTGGAGATTAAAGAGGATGATACTAACACTCAAAAAAGAATCCTTAACGACTACTTTATAGCTCGAGGTACAGAGGAAAATTTTATCGGGGATATGATAGAATCATATGAAGATAAAGGTACCCTTAAAGATAAAGCGGAAGCAGCTAAAAAAGCTTTGTCTGATGCACAAGCCTCTCAAAGAGATGCAGAACTTGTAAGGCAAAAAGAGGTAGCTGAGGCACATAGAAAAGAAACAGAGGAAATGTGGAGATCTGTAGGTACTACTATTCATGAGAATAATGACCTAGCAGGTATTCCAATCTCACAAAGAGATAAAGCAAAATTCTTCGAGTATATATCAAAACCTATAAATGCTGAAGGCGCCACTCAAAGAGATATGGACTTTCAAAAAGCTGGGTTGGACCAAAAATTGGCCGTAGACTATCTAGTGTATAAAGGTTTTGATATAGGTAAATTTATTGGGAAGAAGGCAACTACAAAAGCTGCTAAATCCCTAAAAACAAAGTTAGAAAATCATAGTAAAAAGGCTAAAAGTGTCCGAACTGCTAATAGCAGTATAAGTGGAGATATTGACTCTTTAGATCTTGATATTTCTAACCTAGGAGGCTGATCTCCGAACTTTAAATAATAGAAACAATGATTAATGGACCAGCTAACGGAGGAACTAACATCTCCGTTGTACGCACGACTTTCAACGATGCGCAGATGACAGACATGAACAGTCTGGCTAACGCAATGTTGTCAAAGCCGACTGAGCTGTCTCCGATAGTCACACACCTCGCAGGCCGAGATGATATGCGTTTCCCACTTTCATTTTTGTCTGAAGGTGTAGGTAATGTAGAATCAATTGACCGATTGGAGTATGAGTATCGTGTAGCAACTCGAAAACTAATGACTCGCCCTGTGGCAGTCACTAACGGTGGAGCTAACCTTGGACAAGGGGGTTCCACATTTGAATTAACATTCCCTGATAAGTGGTTTGTATTTCCTTACGTTCTTGTGAACGGAGCAGGAGAGCAAGCTCGTATTATGAGAGAGCCTGTAGCTTCAAGCACTGGACAAGGATGGGTATATACTCTTCAACTTGTAAACCCAGCAGCAGCTACAGTTCTAACTACAGGATTTACAGCGGGAGACCTATGGGCTCAGTTGTTTGCACCTGTTGGAGTAGACTTCTCTCGTGGAAATGCTTCTAACTGGCAAGCTCCAGGGCTTGTACGTAACAAGCTTACCACAGTACGTAAGTCTTACCATATGTCAGGTAACGCTAAAGATTTTGTAGCTGAGTTCGCACTTCCTAAGAAAGGCGGAGGTACTACAAAACTTTGGATGGATTACGAAGAATACCAGCACATGCTTGAGTTCAAAGAAGAATGCGAGATGATGTACTGGTACGGTCAGCGTACGTATGGCGATGACGGTGTTGTAAATATGCGAGATGAGAATGGACAGCCAGTTGTTGTTGGCCCAGGTCTTCTTGAGCAAATCATCAACCGTGAGACTTATGCTAACTTGACTGAAAACCAACTTTTGAACATCATTGGTGACCTATTCTACGGAATGACTGATGCTAACCAAAAGCAGGTTACTCTTTACACTGGTACTGGTGGTATGAGAGAATTTGATGCTGCAATGAAGGCTTACTTTGGTGCAAACCAATGGCAAGCAAGTGCAACTACTGAGTTCATCAACGGATCAGGAAGAAATCTTGGACTTACAGGATACTTCAAGCGTTATGAGCACATTGACGGCCATGCTGTTAATGTTGTGAAAATGCCGTTGTTTGATCACGGTCCTGTTGCTCGTGCACGTGCTCTTCATCCAGTAACTGGATATTCTTTAGAGTCTTATCG